AACAGACAATATGTGAATTGGGTCAAGGTTGAACAGGATGGGTTCATTCACTTTGTGATTGACAAGAAAGAACCATACAAAAATGTTGACCGCTTAAAGAAAAAGATGCGTGACCATGGTTCTGTGTTCATGAAAACAGAAGAATGTTTTGACCTTCCTGAACAGATATTCATTCCAATTACAGTTCCAAAAACGAAAGAATATAACACATTCAGAAAAAAAGGACTTGTAACTATTGAAGGAACTGAACTGGTTGGTGATAGTACCCTAACAAAGCGGTTGTATTCCAGGATGCTTTGCGGACATTACAACAAGGACAAGCTTCAAGCCTTCAAAGACCTGGCATCAAGTACCAAAGACAGATTGATTGTGTTCTATAACTTCAATGCAGAACTGGATGCACTTCAACGGATAGCAGCGGAACTTGAAAGACCAGTATCACAGGTAAATGGTCATGTCAAAGACCTGACTGCTTATGAAAACGAAGAAGATTCAATCACCTTGGTGCAATATCAAGCAGGTGCAATGGGATTGAATCTTCAAAAGGCAAACAAGGTTGTGTTCTTCACACTTACTGATAAAAGTGAACTTTTTGAACAGGCAAAAAAGAGGGTTCACAGAATCGGACAAAACAAGACTTGCTTCTATTACCTGATGATGTGCAAAGACAGTGTTGAAGAAGTCATCCTTGAAACCTTGAATCAAAGAAAGGATTTTACAGATGAATTATTCAATGCGTGTGACAAATAGAAGAAAAAATCAAATAGTGTTCAGAAGGATTCTCATATCATGGGTCATTGTCCTTCTGATAGGTGTAATAATTGGTTTTCTGATTGGTCTTGCATTTAAGGCAGGTGCTTCTGATAAAGAAGTATTTGCTGAAACAAGCATTCCATTGATTACACCAACACCTTCACCCACTTCTATCACAAGCACACCTGTTCAAAAGACCATTGAACCAACACCAAAAACTGAACTTGTCAGCCTGGGTGTATTCAGAATTACAGCTTATTGTCATTGTGAAAAGTGTTGTGGAAACTGGGCAAAGAACAGACCAACTGATGAAGATGGAAGTTTGCTTGTTTACACAGCATCAGGCGAACTTGCAGTTGAAGGTGTGACCATAGCAGCAGATACAAGCATATTGCCCTTTGGAACGGAAATCATCATTGATGGCAACAAGTACATAGTTCAAGACAGGGGCAGAGTTATCAAAAACAACCGAATTGATGTGTATTTTGAAAATCATCAGGATGCATTGGAATTCGGTGTTCAATACAAAGAAGTATTTATTGAAAGGATGGTTGAAAATGATTAAGTGTAACAATGAATGCCCATTGGGAAAATTTGATGGATGCTGTCATTCATGCCCCGATATTGAAACCTGCAAAGATGCCTGTGAAAGCAATCCTGAAACATGCGGTGAATCAACATTTGATGAAGAAACAGGTCTTGTGGCTTTTAAGGAACAACAACTTTCAGTGCTTCAACAGATTGCTGACCTAATAACCACAAAGAAAAAACTTGAAGAACAGGAAAAGGAACTGAAAGACAAGCTGAAAGAAGCAATGGAAAAGTACGGTATCAAGAAATTTGACAGTGACATCTTGAAAATCACCTACATAGCAGAAACCACTGCAACAAGTATTGACAGTGCGAAGCTGAAAAAGAAGTACCCTGCTATTGCAGAAGAATGTTCAAAGACTTCTAAAAAATCAGCTTACATCAAAGTTGAAATCAAGGATGAAACCTAAAGAAACCACATGCAAGGATTGCAGAAAATGGCGATACTGCGTGGAAAGTTCCAGGGGATATCCTTGCATCAAGTTTGAAAGAAAGGTGAAGCAGGATGCCAAAGGAAAGGGGGAAACGAAACATGTCAAAGACAAGAAACGAATATAAAATATCCGCTTATCTAAGGCTTGCAGAATTGTGTTCTCCAAGTGAAACAGAAAAGAAGCAATATTACATGGAAATGGTAGAACAACTTCTTCAAGAAGATATGACAACTTCAATACCACATCAACTTTTGAATGAACTTGATAAACAAGTTATCGAATTTGTAAAAGATGTTTCACTTGAAAGCTGTTTAGAAAAAGCAACAGGTCTTGTCTTTAATGAATTTCTACAATGGCAAAATGAGCATGGTTATCCAAACAAATATAATAACTTACAGTTTGGGTGGTCATTCGCAAAAACACAACCTATAAAATGTATGTTTTCTAAAGATGAAAACAGAAAAACAATTCGTATTTTCAGGAAGGTATGACATATGGGCAGTGAAAAACGGTTTGAAACCAAGGTCAAGAAATGGCTTGAATCGGAAGGTATTTATTCGGCGGGAACACCACAAGACAAGAAAAAAGTTCCTGAATGTGGTTGGTACTTAAAGACATGGGGTGGCGGTTATCAGAAAAGCGGTATTCCTGACCTGTTGCTTTGTGTGAATGGAATCTTCATCAGTGCTGAACTGAAAGGCGATACAGGAACACCATCCGATTTACAGCTTAAAAATACAGCAGCAATAAATAGTTCAAATGGAATTGGTGTTGTGCTGTATCCAAAAGGATTTGAAGAATTCCAAAACATAGTGAAAGGGGTGAAAAGATGCAATGTTCACACAGCAGAATTGAATGCTTTGAAAAATGCCCATTTAAGTACAAGCTGCGTTATTGTGACCGAATATTAACCTTACCACCTGATAATGCCGACAACCCACTGATTGTTGGTACAGCGTTACATACAGGATTGGAAAAAGGGGTTGCAAAGGCACTGGATGAATATTTCATGTCATACCCAGTGATTACGGATGACCACATCAATGAAGCAATAAAGCTTGAAAACTTAATTCCAAGGGCAGCGAAGCTGATTCCAAAAGGAAAATTTGAAGTTAAGATTTCAACGGAAGATTTCATTGGATACATTGACCTTCTTGCACCAGTGACAATGTTCCATGATTCAGAAGTTCCAAATCAATATGACATCTATGACTTCAAATATTCCAACAATATCAGCACTTATAAACAGTCAGACCAGTTGCATGTGTATAAATATTTCTTTGAAAAATGCAATCCTGGCAAGTACATCAGAAACCTTTACTTCTTATTCATTCCAAAAGTAAACATCAAAAAGAAAAAAACAGAAGATTTGACAGAATTCAGAAGAAGGCTTCTTGATGAAGTTAAAAGTGTTGAACCTGAACTGGTGCAAATCGAATATGACCCAAACAAAGTTATCAATTTCTTGCTGAACACCAAGCACAGCATTGAAGCAACAGAGTTCAACAAGAATGAAAGTTACTTATGTAACTATTGTGAATATCAAGACTATTGTCAGAAAGGATGGGATTATATGTTATTACCCAAGAATGAAAGAAGAAACATTCAGAAGATTGAAAAGAAAGTTATTTGGATTTATGGTGCACCTTTCAGCGGTAAAACCACATTTGCAAACAAGTTCCCTGACCCGTTGATGCTGAACACTGATGGAAACATTAAGTTTGTTGATGCACCTTATATTGCAATCAAGGACAAGGTTGAACCCAATGGAAGAATGTCACCGAAAAGAACATTTGCCTGGGATGTATTCAAGGAAGTCATTGAAGAACTGGAAAAGAAAGAAAACGACTTCAAGACCATCATTGTTGACTTGCTTGAAGATTGCTATGAACATTGCAGATTATACATGTATGACCAAATGGGTATTACCCATGAATCAGATGACAGCTTCAGGGCATGGGATAAAGTTCAGACAGAATTCCTGTCAACTTTGAAAAGGCTGATGAATCTGGACTATGAAAATATCATCCTGATTTCCCATGAAGATACATCCAAGGATATTACCAAAAAAGGCGGTGACAAAATCACTGCAATCAAGCCGAATCTGCGTGAAAAGGTTGCAAATAAAGTTGCAGGTATGGTTGATATTGTGGCAAGGGTTATTGCTGATGATAATGTCAGAACTTTGTCCTTCAAGACTAATGAAGTAATCTTTGGCGGTGGCAGATTGGTTGTCAGCACAAATGAAATTCCGCTTGATTATGAAGCTTTCCTGGAAGTCTATGATGAAGCAAACAAAAATGCAGTTGCAGTAATGCATGGTGAAGAACCTGTTGCATCCACTTCTACTGAAAGAAAAGGCAAACAGAGAAGGGAAAAGACATCTGAATCTGAATCCGAAGTACCAAAAGAAGAAACCAATGAAACTGATGTCAAAGAAGAACCTGCTACTTCTGAACCCGAAAAAGCGGATGAACCAAAAGAAGAACAGAAACCTGTCACAAGAACCAGGAAAAGAAGGGGCGAATAATGGCAGAGGTAATGCAGCTTAAAGATGGCAAAGTTTATACCATCTTTGACAGTAAGGACTTTAAATGGCTTGTTGAACAGTACATGGGTTATGAAGCTTCCAGGTACTTTGAAAACTTGATTGATGGTTTTGAACAGGCTGTTGCAGATGCACAGGACAAGACAAAAAGTGACCTTGGTTCTTATGAAGCATCATTGGAATCAAACACAAGAGCATTCCAGGATATCTTGGAAGAAGTGAATCAAATAGAAACTATCATCCAGGCGAAAAGACTTCAAAAGGACAAGCTTTCAAAGTCAGTCCAGGAAGTCAGAAAAATAATAAACAATCAAATTTAAGAAAGGTTAAGGTGATTTATTATGGCACAAAACATTTGGGAAAAGTTTGATAAGCAATACAACACAGAGGAATTGGCAAGAGAAGTTCAGGAACAGGCACAGAATGGCGGTAACTTCACCCCTGTTCCATATGGCAGCTATGAAGTGTCAGTGACCAAAATGGAACTGACTGAATCCAAGGCACATGACCCCATGGTTACAATTTGGTTTAAAGTTCTGAATGGTGAACACAAGGGCAGCTTGATTTTCTACAACCAGGTTATTACACAGGCTTTCTGCATTCACAAGGTCAATGAATTGCTGCGTTCTATGGATACAGGTCTTGACATTGAATTCAAGTCATACAGGCAGTATGCGCAGCTTCTGATGGATGTTCATGAAGCAATTGATGGGAAGCTTGAATTCGGTCTTGAATACGGTGAAGGCAAGAAAGGCTTTGCAACCTTTGAAATCACTGATGTGTTTGAAGTTGAATAATTAAGCAAGGGTATGTGGGTGCTTAAATTTTATAAGCACCCACTGCCCCACACTTCCCCATTATTAGTATGACCAAGATTTAATAAACCTATACAGAAAGGATGTGAAGAAATGCTGTTTTATGACTTTGAAGTGTTCAGTCATGATTGGTTAGTGGTTAT